ATCCAGAACTTTATTGCCGAAGGCGATGATGATCGAGGAGGATCAAGCAAGGGTGCTAATGAAGGTGCTCTTTCGATTCTTGAAGGAGATGTTGTTGTTCTTGGCACTAATTTTCGTGAAGTTAAGGCTTATGCTTATGGAACGGCAACTGCGACTGTTATTGGCGTAGCTATTTCAGATGCTAAGGATGGAGAAATGGTTCCTGTTTCTTGTGGTCCCATTGTTAAGTGTGAGTGTGGAGAAGCTGTTACTCGTGGTAATTTTGTTGGTCCTGATGATGGCGAGGATGCTCTCATTATGCCCATTACTCCCACTGGAGGCGGAACTCTTCGAGGACTTTTGGGGATTGCGCTGAATGCTGGAGATGATGGCGACATTATCCCTGTTTTGATGAAGGGTATTGGAATGACGTTTGTAGGTTAAAAATAAACAAGAACTGGAGGTGGTAAACAATGTTTAATGTAGCGAAAGGTAATGTTCGTGATGACAAGTTTCTGACAGGATTGGCTGTTCGTTATGCGAACAATCAATTTGTCGGAGGCCAATGGCTTCCCGAATATGGTGTCCAAAAAGAATCGGATAAATACCGAATCTTTAATAAGGACGGATTCTTTAAGGGTGCTCCTAAGAAAGCTGATGGGGCAATCACTGAAGAAGCATCGGTCAGTTACGATGAAGGAACATATACCTGTTACGAGAGAGCAATTAAGGATATTGTCACTGATAGAGCTATGCAGAATGCAGATGCTCCTATTAGGCCGAAAATTGATACTACTAATTTTCTGACTGAAAAAGTGATGCTTTCTCAAGAGATTGATATTTGGGCTTTATTGCTTGGAACAAGTGGTCTCGAGTTTGGTAGTTATTACTCTAACCAGACTTCTACAACTGCTTGGATTAGTGGTACTGATCCTGATATCTTGAAAGATCTCTCGGATGCTATTGTAGCTATTTCAAAAGCTATTGGAAAAACTCCGAATCAAATCTCTTTCACAACTGAAGTTTCTGAAGCAATTACCCGTGATCCTGTTATTAGGGAGATCATGAAGTATCAGCCCAATAATTTGATTTCTGGTAACGCTCTTCCGGCTACCCTGCGGAATATGCGGGTTATTATTGCGGATGGGTTGTGGAACGCTTCAGATGAGGGACAGACTGCAGGCTACGAGTACATCTTGAAGTATCGTGTGCCTATTGCTTATGTGTCTCCGAGTGATAATCTTACGATTGGCCGTACTTTTGTCAGTAAGTCTTTTAAGACGGTTACTTGGCGTGATGATGATCGCGAGGGTGAATTCATTAAGGTGAATAAGGTGTACTCTCCGAATATTATGAACGTGAGCGCTGGCTATATGTATAAGCGTGTCAGCACTGGAACAAGTGATGATGATTAAGAGTTGTTAAATTTTTATGGAAGCCTTATTTCTATAATAAGGTGCAAATGATATACGCCTTGCTTAAATTTCGATAAAAAAGGAGAACAGTATGGCAGGTAGACCGAGATATTTGTGGGGAGATTCGTTGATGGGGTTTATAACTCTTAAGCCTCGCGCGACGGCTCCTGAGGGTAAAGCGGGTAGGATCTATTATGACTCTACCTATAATACGTTTAAATTTTGTGAAGATGGAACTTCTTTTTTAATGGTTGATCTTCACAACTAAGAAAATATATCTCTGATAGTTAAAAAAATCAAGGAGATTTAAAAAAATGAAAGTTATTGTTAAGAAAAATAATCTTCGATACAGGATTCCAGGACTTAAAGACGGATTAGCATTTATTCCGAAAATAGGGGACATGATTCCTCTTCCTAAGGAACTTGTAAAGATTGAAATGTCTTCAGGAAATGTAAGAAGTTTACTTCCTGAAGAAAAAGAAGCTTTAAGAAAGCGAATAGAAGCTAAGAAAAAACTTAAGAAAAAGGCTGAAAGATAATGTCTCGAATTTATTGTTCCCTTGAAGATGTTAAAAGGCTTTTAAGGTCTGTAGCTAACAGAGAATCTAAAATTAGATTTTCTGAAGCGTATAGAGAACTGAGGGCGAATGGTGATAACCTCGGAACAATAGCTTTAAGTGGAGTAACCTTTGAAGATTCATTTGCGGAACATGAGACTTATTCTTTTACCTTTACTGATTCTACTTCTTTTGATGTTTCCGGAGATGTAGTTGGCGATTTAGGTTCAGGGAATAGATTTGAAACCTTTGAAGCCTCTGGTAAGTTTTCTGTCCCTGCTGCTAATTGGAGTGGTTCTGCTTTAACAGGAGATATTTATCACATAACTGCTGCTTCAGATATAAGTGATGATGATGGACATAAATTCATTATTGATTCAACCAAAAGAATCAATGCTCGCCTTGAAAGAATTTATGGCACTCTTGATAATGTAAATTTTCATGACAGCACTTCTGTAGAAATTCCTGATGGTGTTTGTTTTGCTTGTAGCAGATATACAGCTTACGATATTTTTAATTCAGTTTTTGCCGGAGTATCAGCAGATGATGTTTCTCCAGTAGAAAGATGGAAGAAGTCACCAGAAGAAACTTTAGACCAATATCTCAGCGGACATGGAAGAGGACCTATTTGGAGATCTAGAGCTGCTGAAATTGTTGAGGTTGGAGTAACGGGAGTTGGAGAAGGAATAATTGAAATAAATGCTTTAACGGATGCTAAGAACAAAGAGTATAGAAGATAATGATTTATACAGGATTAAAATTTAAGCTTGAACCTAAAGACTTTACAAGAGTTATGAAAAAAACTTTTGATAAGCTTAATAATTTTCCTGAATCTGTTTGGACCCCTGTAATTAGAGAGCTAGAAGCTCACAATAGGGCGAACGCTACTCACATAACTAGGTTTGGTCAACTAAGTGCAAGTACTCTTTCCTGGAGAAAGAGCAGAGCTAAAACAGGGAAAACTGTTCCTACATATACTAACTCAAAAGCTAGAGTTTTAAATAGTCCAAGAGTTGGTCGAAGAACAGGAACATTTGTTAATGATTACAGGAACTCTAAAGAACCTACTGTTACATTAAGAACAATGACTCATACTGGGGAATATACAAATCCTATTAAAAATGGTTCTTTATTAATGTCCATTAACCCAGAAGCTTTTTATCATAATTACCCCTATTACTTTCAAAAGTATCTTAAGCGTAGAGGAATTATTGGTCCAGGTGGATTTAATCAAATGCCTCCTTCTGTTGAAATAAAAATTTTTGATTACTTAAGAAATCAAGTTACGCGGAGGGCATTTGTCTAATGACAATAACTCCAATAAATTTTAGGGGAGATGATAATTACTTTAGGAATGCTGTTCTTAATTGTACTCAGGTCTTGAAAGATTTTACGGCAGCTCATCATAGAGAAGTCCGTAATTATTATTCAGAAGATGTGGCTAACCCTATTACTCCCTGCTTTATTGTGCTTGTGAATGGCTCTGATGATGAGCTGAGAGCATCTCAAAACTTAAGTAGGGTAAAATATACCATTAATATGAATCTTGAAGTTTGGTACTTGCATAGTGATTTAACAGAAGAAACAAAGCGTAATGAGATAACCTATATTCTTTGGGAAGTTTCAGATTGGCTTAAACAGCATATTACTCTTAATGGTTTTGTTCCTAAACTTGGATTGAGAATTTTAGGAACAAAGTGGTTTCCTCAGCAGAGAGGAAGTAGAATTATTGCTGGAGGAATGATTAGTCTGCATATTCCTAAATTGTATCGAACGGATGTCACTTCTTAATGAGCTTGTAGGGGCTTGTGAAGAAGACTTTATTTCTGGGAAGAAAAATGAAAATAATAAAAACAGAAGTACATAGAATCACTGTAAGCTTCTTTACTTTGAAAGGAGGTGTAAGTGTATGACACTTTTTACAGGTCCAGCGATCGGCGCAAGAGCACAAATAGGCTTCACTGAAGAAGGTTCTTGGGGCTGTCAGGAACAAGTGCCGGGTAGTTTTATTGAAATGACTGGCGAAACAATTATATCCGAAATTGGCGCATTAGTTTCTGGTGCCCTGAGGCCGGATCGAGCAGTTCATAAACGTATTTCGGGAGTTGAATCTGCTGGCGGAGATGTTCCTGTTGAAGTTTCGCCTAAGGGATTTGAGACGTGGTTTAAGCATGCTCTTGGAAGTGTTGCAACGACAAGAGTGGATAATGCTTTTATTCTTGAATGTACGAATAATGCTGAAACGCAATGTGATCTTACAATTACTCATACGGCTGGAGTCGCAACTGGTTTTACTGTCACGATGGCAGTAGGGGCAACTCTTAATTTGGATTTGACGAATGGCTCGTATGATACTATTGGCGAAGTAATGGCTGCGGTTAACGCCCATGCTAATCTTGCTGCATATAGTCCTTATGATGCGCAAAATGGGAGTTGGACAACAACCATTCAAGCAGATGATTATTTAGCTGCTACAGACGATAGTAATTGTTTGGAAGAATGTGCAAACATTGATCTTTTAAAAACCCCCAATGACAGATGGACCATTGGAACAGAATGGAATGTGTTTTCTCACCAGATTGAAGGTGGGTCTACGCTTCCGCCAGGAATGACTCTTGAAATCGGTAGAGATGTTGCCACTTTCATGTATTCTGGTGCAAAAATTAACACAATGGAGTTAAGTGCTGTTCCTGCTGAATTTTTTACTGGAACTTTTGGCTTCATGGCAAAGGGTGGAACTACTGCGGGTCAACCTGCTCCGGCTGATGGAAATACAGGTTCTGCGAAGAACGCTTTCAAGATCAGATATACTGGAGCTCAGTCGACTGCTACATTGTCGATTGATTCAAGTAATTATTCTATTACTTTAGAGATTGACGGAACAACAGAAGATGTTGTTCATAATATTAACGAGCCTTATGTGGATCCTGAAACAGGGACAGTTACTAATCTTCAGAAACTTGGTGGGTTAGTAGGATACCTTGATGGATTGTCCTACATTGATTGTCAGATTGCTCCTTATGCTGCTCCGAGTGCTGATTGTACCGGGCTAAATCATTATACTGCAACTGACATTACAGATACAGACTATACTTGGTTTAATTTTGAATACACTGGAACTAAGTCATTGCCTGTTATGTGGGGTGATTATATCGGGTCAGATGCTGGTGATTCTGTAACGTTTTATGCTCGTGTTGTTACAGGAGGTGTTCCTGGAACTGCAACGGTTGATTTTAAGAAAACCGCTGCTGGGACTTATGCGAACACAACTACCACTTCTTCAACATTAGCTACTGAAGTTAGAACAGGGGCAAATGTTGATTCCGGATTTACTGTTTTCTTTCCAGATAATACTAAACTTGTGGCAGATGATATTTGGACTTTCGAAACAATTAAGACCCAGGCAACAGCAACTTACTCGGATCTTGATCCATTTTCCGGGTTTGAAGGAACATTGTCTTTAGATGGTGTTGCTGCGGACATTATGGGTTGGTCTTGTACTTTAAACAATAATCTTTATGGTG